CCAAGTGATGCAACAGTTGTCCATGTGTCAGTTGATGGATCATACTGTTCAACCACTGATTGAGTGCTGTTCGCTGACGAATAGCCACCAATTGCATATAGTAATCCATTATTGCCAACTGTTGCGGCTAAATACCGTCTCGCCGTGCCAAGCGATGCCACAGTTGTCCATGTGTCAGTTGATGGATCATACTGTTCAACCACTGATTCATAGGCATTCGTTGACGAATCCCCACCAATCGCATACAACAGTCCATTATTGTCAACTGTTGCGGCTAAATTATACCTCGCCGTGCCAAGTGATGCAACAGTTGTCCATCCTTGCGGTGGCGAGCCTGCTGGCCCTGTGTCTTCAACGATCACGCCACCGCCACCGATCTTTTCAAGAGTCATTATGTTCCATCCTCCACATAGAGTTGATTTTCATCTGCGACATAGACTTGTGTTCCTTCGGGCAGGTTCGTCGGCACGTCAGCAAGTGTTGGGTACGTCGGATTGCTAAGTTCAGCAGTTGCTTCGAGAGTGTTGGAAGTTATTTTATCAACATTCGTAAGTGAAAATCCGTTACCGTCAACGTCCCCACTGAACTGTTGGCCTTGTTCTAAGATGGCAACTTTACCGTTCCCGCTAATAGAGCCTGAGCCTGTAATCGGGCCTGCCAAAACGGTACCGCTGCCTGCTGGCACAGTATAATCTTGATTTAATTCAGTGGCGTGTGTCGCAAGATCTGCTTCGAGAGTGGCGACGGAGATCGTTTGACCGAGATTGCGTACGTTTCGTGTCGCCGTGACGGCACTCGCATCGGTGTCGAACTCCCACGCTGCGATGCGATGATCGTTTGCGCTGAACGCGCTGTCGAGACCGACGATGATCGTGTCGGGCAGACCATCCTGCCAGCCGACATAGACTGTCTGGTTGTTGGTGCTGGCCGCGAGATCCACATCGAAGGTCTCGTCGGTGGCGATGTACGCCCCCTCGACGAGGGCCTCGCCTGCGCCGATGGTGACAGTCAGGCCCGAAGACGATTTAAAGCCGAACGTCCCGAGGTCGCCACTCGGCAGATCGCCCTCGCTATCCTCGACGAGCCGGTTGCCTGCCTTGCTGATCCAGCCGTCGGAGCCGCCGCCGTACTGGATCGCGGCCGATACCTCACGATTGCGGATTCGTCGGTCAAAGGAGAGATGGACTTTTTGTGTCATCTTAGGCTGGCTGGAAGGTCAGCGACACGTCGATGGTCGCCGTTGTCTCGTCGTCTTTCGTGATTGTGCCAATAAGCGAGTGGTTCAGCAACGTCCCGCCCGATGAGGCGGTTATCAACCCAACCTCTTCAAGCGCGTTGCCGTTGGCTTCGCTGGTATCGAGGAACGTGCTGGTGAACAACGTCGTCCCGTTATCACTACTGTCGGTCGTCTGCACGCGGAACACCTCGTTGTTGAGCGACGTGTTGCCGCTCGCTGGTTGCGTCGTCCCCGTCCCGGCCGCGAGATGGGTGGCGTCAAGATTGGCCGACTGGTCGGGGTCGAGGGCGTCGACGATATATTCGTGCAACCCGCTGACGGTCGTGTTGCCGTTATGCTGTTCCCGGTCGGGTTTCGTTCGTTTTGCCAGCTCGCGTTTGACCCACTTCGGATTCGCATCCCAGCCGGGCCACCGTTTGCGGAGTGTTTCGAGATCGTGCTCGTAGACGTGGACGTTGCACCCCACGCCGACCTGTGCCTCGTTGTATGGTGTTGTTGCGGTCATGGTTAGCCTGCGTCAGATTTGTCTGCGTTATCGATGTCGCAGACCGCCGGCGACGCGGTCTGAAGGTTTGAGACTGTTGCGGAGTCGTTGCTTGACACACTGTCAGTTGTCTCGGCATCGTTGAGGCGGCTGTTCGCGGCGTCGGCCGCAACTACCCCGCCGTCGACGCGGCGCAGCTCGCGCACCTGGCCCTGATTACCGCCGCTCTTGAGCCGCTCAACGTCCTCCTGTAGCTGTCGGAGGCGTCTGACGGCCTCTGTGGTGTCGTTTGTCATAACTCAGACTGTAGCAGCCGCTTGGAACAACAATCCCGTACGCAGTTGTGTGCCAGCGATCTCCGTCATACGCTCTTTGACGATGTAGTCGCCGCTGACGCCGACACTGTCAAACCCATCCATCGTCACAACCGTACCCGTTGAGAGTGTGTGGGCCTTCTTCGATCGGGCATCGGCTTGCACCGTTGTCTCTGGGTTGGCCCGCCGATCAAGCACCGACTCAGACTTGTCGCGGACGGCCGCAAACGAGCCAAGTGAGTCATCCTGCAGCCGACGGTCGCGTCGCCGATAGGTGCCGATCGACTGCTGGTCGACGGCCTCGGTCAGGAGCGGGAACGGGTACGATGCCCGATATGTCAGGTTGCCGTTTGAGTCAACGCCTACATCGTGTCCCGAGGAGCCGGTTGTTTCGACAATGAGGGTGGGGTTTTCGTTCGGCGCGAGCGTGTGCGTCGGGAGCAAAAACGTCGTGAAGCCGTCGGTGGCGAGGAAATTGGGATCGAGAGACTGCCGTGCGATATCGGACGAGGTGTCCGACGGCTCAACCGCCGCGCCGCCGCGGGTCGCCTGGAGTCGGACGCGAAGCTCCTCGCCGTTGGCGTTTGGGCTCGTGTAGATTTCGACTCTGCCGACCTCGCTTTTTCGCGTCTGGATCTGTGTTGTGAGACGCGTGGTGGCGGTGACCGTCTGGAGGTTGCTCTGTGTCGGTTGTGCATCATCCACGGCGTGATCGGTCGCGCCAGCGACCCTGACCTGATTGACGAGGTTGTCATCGTTCCGCTCGACCTCGATCGGCGCGTACAGATCGTCAGGAGTGATCCCCACTGTGGCCGTGACATCGCCCAGCGGCGCGAAGATGATATCGGTGCCGTCTTGGGTAACGACGCTATCAGCGATCGCTGCGAGATCCTCAGCGATGACGCCGTAGAGCGACCGACCGTTGACAAACGCATCGGTCGTCTGTGTGACGGTGCTGATCTGCCCACGTCCTATCTCAGGGCACTCATTGCGGAGAAGCGTGTTGAGGATCGCGGTCTCAGTGCCAGCTATCTGCCGACCCTCAAAGTTGGCAAAAGCCTGCCGCATCGACAAGATGCCGAAGACAAAATCCACGACATTGATCTGCCGACGGACGACGCCGTTGCCGCTGAGTGTGTCGGTCGGAGAGCGGGCCAGTCCAGTCCAGCGGCGCGTCAGCGACGGCTCGCCGTCAAGCTGAGTGTAGACCTCAATGCGATCGCCGGCCGTGATATCGCCAACGGCCGCGTCGGTCGCGTCGATATTTAGCTCCCCATCGTCCTTAGCGTCGGTGATCCGTTCGTCGATGGTGACAGACCCAATCGCGTCGCTGACTGTGGTGTGGGGTGTTGTGGCGTCTGGATGGTAGGCCTTGATCTTGAGACCTGTCAGAGTCCGAGTCATCATCCAATATCGAACCGCTGCAGTTCGTCGCGGAGGGCTTTACCGGCTGCACGACCCTCGCGCCGACCGGTCGCGTTGACGGTGATATTCTCGACGATCACCCCACCGCTCGGCCGGGATACAAACTGCTCAAGTTTCGATAGCGGCATGACAGCCTCGGACTCATCACCCTCCCCGATGAGCGCGTTTGTCGGCCCGGTGACGATCCCCCCAGCGGCGAGGCCGTATCCGCGGCGTGTGTCACTGCCGTCACTGATACCATCGTTGTCGGAGTCATTGCCGCCGCCGCCGCTGCCACCTGATGATCCCCCGCCACCACCACCGCTACTGCCACCACCACCGCTACTGCCACCACCACCGCTACTGCCACCACCACCGAAGCTGGGGATGTCGGGGAAGTCGATGTCGGGATCGATATCAAACGACAGCCGGTCGGCGAGGTCGTCAACAAACCCAGTCGCGGCACTCAGGGCGTCATCGAACGGCTCGGCAACGGCGTCGGAGAGCTCCGAGGCCCAATCCCACGCCGACCCGACCCAATCGGACAACTCCCCAAGCGCGCTCTGCACGTCGTCCACCAAGCCACCGGTGATCGTGTCAAGCAGTGCGCGCGCGCCGCGAAAAATGGCCTCAACTTGCGACCACATCACATCGACGATGGTTTCGACGTTGGTCGCAAACTCCCCCCAGTCGCCCTGAATCAGGTTCAGCCCGGCCTGTATCACGTTCGAGAGGATGGCAATGCTGTTCTCAAAGCTGGTTTTGAGGTAGCGCACGTAGATGCCGACGATCCGGCGGACTGTGTCGCCGTGGCTATCCCAAAACGACTCAATCGCCCCGAGAGTAGCATCGACGACCGCCTCGATCGTCCCGAGGGCTGTCTCAAGTGGCGGGCGGATCGCGTCGACGGTCTCACCAACCTCGGCGGCCACGTCGCCAGCGTGCGCCTCCCATGCAGCCGTCACGGTGTCAAGCACATTGGTGACGACCGCCTCGATCGCCCCGAGGGCCTGCTCAAATACCGCCTCGGCGTCCTCGACGGCGGGCATGACTGTGCCTTCAAGCACATCCCCAGCGAGATCGGCGAACGCCGGGATCACATCGTCGGTCACAAACTCGGCGACATCCTCTGCAATGGGGATCAGATCATCGGCAAAGAGCGCGACGAGGGCGGCGATACTGACCGCTGTGATGCCAATTGGGCCAGTCAACACGGTCAGCGCAGTGCCAAGTGCCCCCACCACGCCACTGGCGGTCACGCCGACCGATCCCAACCCAGCAAGAGCCGCGCCCGCGGCCGTGACCGCTGGGATGATCGCGCTAATCGGCTCAAGTGTAGAGCCAAACTTGAGCGAGAGATCGTCGATCACCGAGCGCAACTCGTCGGCCGCACTCAACGACTCGTTCGCCGCCGTTGAGTAGTCCTCGGTCGACCCGGCGGCGTCCGCAAGAGCGGCCTGTTGGGTTTCAAGTTCGTCGCTGCTCAACTCAAGGGACTCAAAGAGTGCGTCTTGACTCCCCTCAGCGTCGTTGGCCGCTTGACGGAACTCCCGCATAGCAGTCCGGGAGTCCAGACCACGCTCTTCGAGCGAGGCCATGATCGCGGCGGTCTCCTCAACGCCGAGCCCCAGGTCTTGGATCTCAGGGCCAGTTTTTGTGACCATCCGGGAAAAGTCATCAACCGTCAGCGTTGTCTCCCGGGCGATGAAGGTGAACGTGTCCATCTGCTCGGTGAGATCCTCGGCCTCGCCGCCCGTGGCGCGGAGGGCCGGAACGGCGTTCTCGGCGATCTGCGTCGCTGTGTTACCAGTCGCATCGGCGACGGCGTCGGCAGCCTCGGCAGTCTGCTGCAACGACTCCTCCCCACTGACCCCGGCTTGGGCGAGTTGGTCAAGCGTCCCGGCAACGTCATCGACGGGGAATGTTGCGTTGGACATCTCTGTCGCTAAGGCCTCCGTCTCTTCGGTTGAGGTTTCAAGACCGGCGGCTGTCCGGCCGAGCGACTCGCGCAATTGTTGCGTGTCGTCAAGAACGGTTTGCGCAGCCGCGCCAAGACCGGCAAGAGCTGTCCCGGCGGCGACAGCTTTCGCATCCATCGACTCAAGCATCCCGCCAGTGTCGCCGGCTTGCTCACCGAGTTGGGAGCTGGCGTCGGCGGCTTCTTGGGCGGGGTCAACAAAACCGCTGGCATCCATCGAGAGCAAACCATCGAGCTCGAAGTTAGCCATCGCTATACGACCCTCTCACTGTGTTGCGTTCTCGAAAACATGGGTTGGTTAAACGACCGCTACGCGCCCGACATCAAGGAATCATTCGCCGCGCTCGCGCCAAAGTGTCACGACACTTTTCGTCCACCACGGACGCCCGTCGTGCTTTGCCGTTTGCCACTTGACGGCAAACCCGATAGCGAGCAAGCCGAACCCAATCGCACCGATGACTGTTGGGATCAACACAAGCGCGGCGACGAGGCTGATCGCGGTGGCCGCGAGCCACTTTTGTTGTTCGTTCATGCTCGGTGATACGTTCCACGACAGCAAAAGTTTGCGGGTTATTCGAGCCCATCCATCTTCTTTTGACGACGATGCCCGCGCTCGGCGTGCGCCTCGATCGCGAAGTGCCGGCTCGGGGCTGGAGCGTCGCCGATCTCGTGCGGCATCTTGCCCAATGACTCACACAGCGCAAACAACGACTGTCCGGTGTCGGAGCGAGCGTAGTCGGCTATTTCGCTCGCGCGTTTCCCCCCGACGACTTTTCGGAGAGGTCGCGGTACGCGTCGCGGAGTTCGTCTTCGTCGAGGCGGTCGAAAAAGTCGACAGAGTAGAACTCTGCCGCATCGCCCAACATATCGATCATGTCAAGGATTGCCTCGGCGGCTTGGAGATCGTCCCCCTCGCGCTCGGCCTGTTGGACTTTGCGGATCGGGCGCAGCCGCTCGCCGACGCCCAACGGCCGACAGTCGATGTGTTCTTTCGCCACATCGATCGTGACCGTCTCGGGGGTGTCGCCGTGCATGACCTCGGCCTGGATGTCGGCCTCCTTGACAGCCCCGACGCCAGCGTTGAACTCCTGCTGCAGCAGTGCGTCACGGGCTGCGTCGGCCGCTTCGGGGTTGGTGATCGCCATTGGTCAGTTAGAGCGCGCCGGCATCGACAGTTAGCTCGCCTTCGACCATGACGGTAAAGTCGACGGTCGGCGGGACTGACGACGGATCGATGTCGCCGGCCATGATCTCCACATCGCTCGCGCGGTGGAGCATCTCAAACTCAGCCGGCCCCGGGTCGGTCGAGTAATCCAGTTCGGCGTCGCTGTATCCGATCTCGATGTACTCATCGACGCCGAGGTCGCGCGATGCGTCAGAAAAGTCGATATTGCCGTTCGTGTCGACAAGACCGATCAGCTGGAGGTCGGCGAGGTCGGTCGAGATCGCCGAGGAGACATCGATGTCGATCTCGTTGTTGGTTCGGTAGCGTTCGGTTCGGCGCACGTTGGCCGGGTCGAACGACTCGGTCGATTCGTCGATGCTGATGCTGAGGTCGTCTTTGGTTGCCAGAGCGAGCACCGTCCGCACAGGGTCGGTGCCGCTGTTGTCGACGTGGATGACGTTGACGACGCTGCCGCTGATCTCAGTCTTGGTGGATGTGTCTGTTGTGCTCATGAGTTCGTGTCAGTAGTTCGGGTGGAGTCCTGCGTCGGCGACGCCGACTTCGACGACGCCGAGATAGCGATTCAGATTGCCGTTCCAGGCGACCGCCTCCTCGTTGTTGAGGCCGGTCGACCGCCAACCGGCGCGGTGTTGGGTCAACTCGTCGACCACATCTGCTTGGATGCGTGTCAACCCCAGCGTGCCGTTGGACGCGACGTAGTCTTTGGTGCCGTCGACGATCACACGGACAGTGCCGGTCGTCGACTCGCGGAGGTTCTCGCGGTCGGAGCTGTCAAGCGACGCGCCGACGCTGACCCGCGGGTCAAGCTCGTCGTATTGCTCGGCGACCGCCACGGGGATGATGTTGTTAGCATCAACTGCTAACGCATTTTCGAGGCGGTTGATCGCCGCGATCTGCAGCTCATCGGAGCGTGTCATGTGTCAAACCCAACCTCCCGAAACGCCGCTTCGACGGCGTCGTTGATGCGATCAACGACATATTCGAGGTTATCCTCAAACGCCGGTCTGAGGTACGGCTGCTCGTCAAGACCCGTCTCGCTGATCGACTGTGCGACCGCGAACGCCGCGTCAGGATCGCCCAACACGCGCCGGGCCCAGTCCCGCAACTCGCTCGGTGGCGGAAAGAACGGGTCAGTGCCGAACTCCTGGGCGGCCGCGCCGTCGCGGTTGGTGCCGACGCGGATCTCGGTGATGGTGCTGCCGACGGATTCGACAACGGCCTCAATCGACGAGGCGAGTTGGCCTGTATCGACCGGTGCGTTCTCCGCGGCATCCCCACGGATGCGCTGGCCAATATCGCGGGCGGCCGCCTCAAGCTGGGTGTTGAGCGCGTTCACAAGCGAGGCGAGCGCGTCAGCGAGATCATCGGGAGCCATCCCCTCAAATCCAAATTCGACGGTCATGCGCGCTCGACCTCAACGACGATTTTTGTCACACGGGCCCGCCGATGGTCGGTCTGGCGGTCGATGCCCCGGACTTCGAGGCCATAAGACGGCGATCCAGGCCCCGATATCGTGAGCGTGTCACCCTCTTCGATGTCGACGGCGTGATCAAACGCGACTGACGCCGGCGTGTTGACGCGCTCGCCTGAGTCCTCGCGGACAAACTCGGTTGACTCGGCGTCGAACCGGCAGGCCACATCTGAGGCGACGGTGATCGTCTTGAAGATCGGCTCCCCGAGTTCGTTCTCGCCCGTCCTCGACTCGCGTGTGATCGTTGCCGACTGCGGGCGGTGGGCGGCCGTGTGTTGTCTCATACGGCGTTGGCCCCGCCGTAGTAGTCGGGCTCCTCGAAGCGTTTGGCGCGTGATAAGTGCCGGGCGACGACGACGTCGCCCAGCTCGTAACTGACCGAGTCGCCGCCAATCGATTCGCTTTCGATGCCATCGCTCTCGATCTCTTTGAGCGCGTGACGGACGAGGCCAATAATCGCGCCGTTGACCGGGTCGGGCTCGCTGCCGGTCGGGTAGCCGTGTGTCCACTCGACGGTGATCGCCCGCCGCTCGGTCGGCCAGCCGTCGCGGTCGGCCGCCGGCAGCAGTTCGAGGTACGCCTCATCGACGAGTGTGTAGTCATCCGACGCCACGGCTTCGCCGCCGACGCGATCCGTGTCGATGTCGACGGATGCGACTGACTGCACTGGCCGCGATGGGAGTGGCAGGTCGTACTCGTTGACGTGACCGGGCCGTTCGAGATCCTCGGTGGTGGTCTCGGTGCCGAGAGATACGTCGATTTCATCTTCGACGCGCGCGGTCTCCCGGCTGATCAACGAGCCGATTAGGCTGTCGAAGTCTGCATCGCTCAAGCCGACGGCGTCGCTGCCGAAGGCGAGTTCGTCTTTGACTTCGGCAGTCGTGACCATGCGTTAGTCCTCGAGGAGTGCGTCGATCAGTTCGTCTTTCGTCATGTCCGAGCGGCCGTCGATGTCGTACTCGCTGGCGCGCTCGTACAGTTCGTCGTAGGTCTCGTCTTCGAGATCGTAACCACCGTCGGAGTCAGCATCTTCGACGGTGTACTCGTCTTCGGAAAGAACGATGTCGGCCTCGGTGAGATAGTCGTGCGTGTCGAGCAGAGCCGACCCTTTCGCCTCGTCGACTTCGAACTCATCGCCAGCTTCGAGCGTGCCGTCGACGTACGGATACGACAGGTTGCTCGGCGCGGCGTCAGTGACCTTGAGTCTCATAGGTCACCCGCTCACGCGCTCGGGGCTTCGATGCCCTGGATGCGCACGACGGCGTTTTCGTCTTCGATCTGGTAGTCGTGGCGGGCGCGGATCGCGTACTTGGCGAAGAGATCCTGTTCGAAGACCTCGTCGGAGTCCTCCAGCACGTCAAGCTCGACATCGCGGTGCAGACCCCAGATCAGGTTCTCGGGTGCGGTGAACAGAGCCTCGTTCTCGGGGAAGACAGGCGAACCGACGATGTCGTAGCCGAACGGGTTGACATCCATGTCGCCCTGCAGGACAGCGACCCCGAGCCCGTCGTTGCGCGATTCGAGGTTGCCGAAGTACTGCTGGATGTGCTTCGTGTTGACCAGGAAGACCGGGTCTGTGCGCAGGTACTTCGAGTCCAGCGTGCGGATCGCGCCGTCGAACATCGACGTGTCGACAGGCTGGTTGGCGCCGGTGCCGTCGCCGACGTCGTCGTGGTAGTAGACCGGCGAACCGCGGTTGGCCGCGATCGTGAACCAACCGTCGTTGATGGCCTCGAAGCCCGCAAGCGTTTCGTCTCCGTTGGCTCCGAGATCCTCAGCATCGACGCCGAACTGCTGTTCCATCTGGCCGAGGACGATGTCCGGCACGTCGTCGACCACGTCTTCGACGGCCTCCTGGGGGAGCGACCAGTAGATGACGGTCTTGACCGCGTCCATGTCGATCCCGTCAGTCGTGACCGAGTCGTCTTCGGCGACCGCAGTGCGCTCGGACTGTTCGACCATCAACCGCTCGCCGACGCCGATCTTCGGGATCGTCATCTTCTCGCGGGGGAGGTCGACCGTGCGGACGCGGTCGAGAACCTCGGTCTCGTTCTGCACCTCCTCGAAGAACTCGTCGAAGAGGTCGCGGGGCAGCACGCCGCCGCTCAGGTCGGCTGCCGTGTCGATCGCTTTCTGCATCGATTCGGTGTTATCGGATCGTGCGCTGTTGCTCATGTTAGTTCCCCCCGAAGAAGAGTTCGCGTTTTTGCTTCTCTGTCTCGCTCAGGTCGTCGTCAGTCTCGCCGGTCGTCTCCGAACCCCCCGCCTGCTGCGTGTCGGCGGTGGCCTTCGAGACCTTGTCGACGCGCTCGTCGAGGTCGTCGACCTTTTCGTTGAGGGTCTGGGCCCACTCAGGGGCGTCGTCAAGACCCTTCTCGGTGTCGTCGTCCTCGATGTCGGTGACTCGTTTCTCGATCGATTCGACCTTCTCGGTAAGCGATTCGGCCCACTCGGGGGCGTCGTCGCTCTTCTCTGTGTCAGTGTCTTCGCTCATGTCTGAATCCGAGATGTCGCTCCCGGGGGCGTTCTTCTGCGTCTCGTCGCTGCCCTTGCCCTCATACTCTGAGAGGTCGAAGGCGAAGTCGGCACGGTCGGAAAACCGTTCCATACCGTGTTCGACGCCGGCATCGTTCAGCATCTCAAGCTGGGCATCGATCGATGCCATAACGGCTCGTCGGTTGCGCTGCGATAGCGTCCGGCCGGCCTTTTCGCTGCCGGCGTCCTCGCCCGTCTCGGGGTCATCGGTGTCGCCGCCAAAGCCGAGGGCGGACTTCAGCCGCGCGCCCAGCGTCGCGTTGTCGGTTGTGTCGATGTCGACACCGCCCGACTCAAAGTCGCTGGTCTCGGCGGCCTCTTTGCCAGTCTGTTCGTCGTCGGGATCATCATCGCTGTCGCTCATGTCATCCTGTGTGGTCGCATCCGCGCCGGATACCGCCGGTTCGTCAACCGTTTTGTTCCGCTGCAGATACCGCCACAACTGGCCCGCGTCCCCGCGGTCGTGCCCACGCTCCTGCATGAGCTCGACGAACTCCTGCCGGCCGTCGACCTCTTCGGTGATCGACTTCCCGAGTTTCGAGAGTTCGCGGTAGGTCGCCCGCGGGACGGCGGGGATGTCCACGTCGCTGATCTCGTTGACCTGGCCGTCGACCAACTCAGTCGCCGCCCCCTCCTCAACGGGGTCGGGGAAGCGAACATCATCGGGCACGTCGCCGGCAGCATACTCCCGTTCGTCGCTGATCTCGCCGCCGATCGAAAAGCCTTCGAGGACGCCGTCGGCAACGAGCTGCCACAGCGCGTCGTCGTTGTATTTGCGCGTGGCGATCCACGTCCCCGCCGGGTAGGTCTCGCCGTTGAGTTCGATCTCGTTGTCGACGATCTCGTTGCGGACGAGGTCGGCCGCCCCGTCGGGGAACGCCGAGTGCATGACGCCGTCATCGGGATCGGCGGCGTACATCCGCTCGATGCCCGCCGGGCGGATGAAGTCGCGCTGGCGGTCGACCTCGTTGGGCACGAGCACCGCGCCCGTGGCTGTGCGGTTCTCCTCGTCGACCGCCTTGATGGCGACCGTTTTGCTAAACGTGTCAGTCATGAGGATGAGACAGTCAGTTTGGCGGGGCGGCGGCGTATACCTCCGCCGTCGCGCCCGCAGTTGCCGCCGGGGTCGTCACGCGGAGGCGGAGATACGCCTCGGGACGAGTCAACACAGCACCAATATCGGCTGTGCCTGCATACGTTGACACGCTGTTAAACCAGGCGCTCCCGTCAGGTGAGACGTCGACCGCATAGTCGGCCGTGTCGTCGCCGGCAAGGTGGAGTGCGATGGTTGAGGCATACTCAGCCTTGATTTCAAACACTGTGCCAGTGGCGTCGATGGCGACGCCCTGCCTGAGTTTGTGTAGTGGTCGTTGTGGCATGATGATTAGGCGTTCAATCGGTTGCCCGCCCGCAGTTGGGCGAGCTCTTGTTCGGTGAGGTCGTCTTCAAAGACGGGCGTCGCATAACAGCGGCAGTTCGCGATCTCTCCGATCGGCGCGTCGGGGTCGCCGGGGTGCATCAACCGCGCCCCGTCGACGATGAACGGCGTGTCGACCGGGACAATCTGGCCGCCAGCGTCAAGGTGTGTCTCCCGAGCGCGACCGTCGTTGGTGACGTTCCACCGTTCGCCGACGACGCCATCGGCCTCCTGCATCGCGTGATGGTTGCCACGCTCGGAGGCTCCTTGTACGAGTGTTCGTGCGTGTGTTTGGGCGTGTCGTCGATCGAGTTGGTCGCGGTAGCCTTGAGACTGGATTCGGTCGGCGATCTCGTCGGTGTCGATGCCCTCCTCGAACCAGTCTTCGAGATCCGAGCCGATGCGGGTAGACATCTCGTTCAACGAGTCGTCGCGGAACGAGTCGATGTTCTCTTCGACGGCTTCGATCGCGCTGACTGGCTCCTGGGAGAAGTCGATGTCAAGCCCGAATCGCCGCGAGGCCATTCGACGGCCAGCTTCGACACCGTTGCGCCCGCCTTCGCGGAGTTGGGCGACGACGGCATCTTCGTGTTCGGCGATGACGAGTTCCGCGACCTGTTCGGCGTTGGTCGGCCCCGCTTCGACAATCCGCTCGCGCATCGATTCGCGGATGTCATCAAGTATACCGCCAAACTCGCGACGAAACTGCTCAATCGCCGACTGAACCTCGGCCGGCCACCGACGCTTTCGCGTGTGTCGGTAGAACTCAACACGCTTCGAGCAGTGGCAGGTCATTCGATGCGTTGGGCGACCTCGTCGGCGATCTGTCCCGCCCCGAGGTTGTCGCCGACACGCGCGTCGAAGGCTTCCCCGACGAGCACGCCTTCAAGTTCGTCACGCGGATCAAGGCCGAGCCGTTCGCGGGCTTCGTTGACTGTCCACTCGGGGCCGATCTCGGTGCGCGCGACCTCGGCCTCCTCACGTTCGTTCGACGCTCCGCGGGTGACGAAGTCAAGCGTCCAGTCTGTGATCCCGAGGATGTCGCGGTGGACGATCCGATAGAGCCGATCGGCGAAACGTTCCTGTTGGGGTTCGATGACCTCTTTGACGAAGTCCTGAATCGCCTCCTCAGAGTTCGATCGGTTGGCCGACTCCATGTTCCCGATGAGCTGCGGGGGGACTTCGTGGACTTTGGCGATCTCGTGTTCGTTCTGTTTTCGAAAGTCGATGAAGGCCATGTCCTCGTCGCCCTGCTGCGTCAGTTGCTCGATTTTGATCGATACTGAGGAGTCAACATCGACGCCGTAGTCGGCCAACTCCTCGGCTTCGAGCACGGGGACGCGGCGGCCCTCCTTTTTGCGGAGGTTGTTGATCAACTCCCGAACGTCGTCGCGGGCCGACTCGGTCAGCGTGCCGCCCTCGACGAGGATCGCGTACTGCGGGAGGGCGTCGTGTTCGAAAAAGTCGCGGTTGAACTCCTTGGCCGCCTGATCGGCCATCATCGTCTGCACTTCGGCGACCCAGTCGGGGATGCCGTAGTACTTCGCCAGCGGCGAGGGGTTCGGGATGAAGATCAGTTCGTTCGCCGGCGCGTTGTCAAGCGCGTCGATCGTAGCGGCGGTCTCGCCGGTCTCCTGGTCGACGTACTGCGGGTCGTCGGCGACACGATCGCCGGCC